CCTTCTGCCAATCCATTGACTTGTTGGCCGATGTCGCGATACCAAAGCGCAGTATCAGCGTCAACGTTTTGTCTTGGCGTAATATTTAATTTCATGCTACACCCATTGGTTTAAGCACCGCGTCCATTGCTAAAACCCTAACTTCGCCGGTCATGGCAATAGTTGCTCTATGAAATCTAGCGGCCTGCAATGCGTCAAACTTTCCATCATTTATCGTATGCGTACTGCCGGTAGTTAATCCATCGCCCTCTGTCATTTTAGAGAACACTTGAGCTGTTGCTGTTGTGGGAGCATAGCCTGGAGCAAACCTTACTCTGATTTTACTCAGTAGTGAGACCCCTTCATCGTCTCCCATGTCACCAGTGGTATAGCTAGAAGAAGTTGATGCGCCGGTCATTAATTTTAATTGATGCGTTGTATCAAATACCGATAAAGCACGTCCGCCAACGAGCCAGAATTGAGAATCAAGCGAGTAGGCACTTAGGCCGTCAATAGTGGCACTGATCCCGCTTAGTCCATCTATTGTCGTTCCTGCGCTGATGTAATTTAGCACCGCCTCAATATTGATAGTGACAAGCCCAAATTGCTTTGTAGCAATGTGATAAACCATTGCAGAGTCGAGAGTCGTCGAGTTGGTAGAAGGGTAGAAAATCCACACTAAATTTCTTTGTCGCTCGAAGAGACATTGTATTTTGTAGCGATAAGAAGGATTTGAATTTGAATAGAACCATTGTCTTACTTGTCCAAGCCCAATAGGAGTAGGGCGCGAACCGTCAAATATCCAAAGATTGTCCTGACCGACAATAAAATGAGCGCCACCAATATCCGCAAACGCGTCTTGTCCTACACAGCCTGCATCACCGCCGACGACTTGCGACCAATTCCAGACCGATGGCGCACCAACGAATTGTCCTAAGAAAATTGCTTTATCTTTGTATGCGACTGCGTAGTCTCCTAGCTTTCCACCGGCTGTAATCTGTCCTGGTGCTGATACCAAAGTACCAGTGGCAGAAAGGGCTGTGACACTCGGAGTCCAGCTTGTTTCGTCAAACGTAGCACAGTTCCACCATCTATTTTGAGATACGCCATAAGTTGCGTCTGAGGTATTTAAAGCCATCACAAACGATCCAACGCTGAATACGATCTTAGCTTTAGGAGCCGTTGCTATATCTGCAAACGCTCCCGATGTGCTTCTTTGCATTGCATCAGTCAGATTCGATGCTATCGTGGCATTGCCGAATTGGGCAAAACTCCATCGTGTATCAGTGCCACCTGTGTAAACTCCAGCCCTTGTTACGTCTGACCAAGAGCCAGCAGAGAGTTCATACAGTCTGACTGTCGACCCTGCAATGATTCTTCTTGTATCGTCTAGTTTTGTAACGACCACCGCACCAATACAGGCCGCAGCAAGTGCAGGAGTCGAGGCGGGAGTTGAGGCAGATGGAGCGCCCTGCATCCCAGTTTCATACGGAATGAAGTTAGTGCAATCGGTAATGACTCCAGGTGTAGTCGGGTCTTGATCCGGTAGAAAGCCGAGGAGCTTATCCACGGCGAGTTCTAATCTGGAGTGATCCAGAGGAGGGTTGTCCACGTCGTTCAGCAAATCTGCGAGTAGACTCAAGCGCTAATGTCACAGATTGAGCTAATGTAGCAATTTCACCAGCATCCCTTAAATACCTTGCGGCCTCTAAACATGATGCGTATAAGTAAAGTTCGCTTGCATTTGTCAGAATCCAATTAGTCGATACAGATGCCGACAATGGCGATATATCTGGTGTATAGAATAGTGTGTAAGCCTGACTGACACCAGCGCCGATTATTCTTATTTGATTCTTCTCAAGTGAGTAAAATTGTGGGTGAGTCAATACCGTAGACGCAACGTCAGGCACAGCCATATAATCTAAGTTAGTAGTCCATGATCCATGCGCTACTGTGATTCGTGCAACTGCGCCAAAGTCTGCGGGTAGGGTTACATACCCCCCTGCAATCGTAGTTCCAGTAACAGAGGTCTGAAGCTCTTGCACGTTTAGTTCACGAAACAAATACGCTTCTGCAAGCTCGATAAAGCCTGGTATCTGAGTCGTTAAATTGTCTCGATGAAGATAGTCTGCTATTCCTGATTTGAGCGTCGTGTAATTCATTTTAGAAACTTATCAAAGGTTACTAACGCGGGATTGGCTTTTAGCCACAGTACCATTTGTTTCTTGCGTTCTTCTGCGCCTTGATACGTCTCATTGATTCGAGTTACTTCGGCCATTGGCACAATCCCGACAAAGTGGCCGTCTCCCCATCTATCCCCAGCCGTCAGGGTTCTTAATGCCTTAGCCTGTTCTAGCATAGGTTCAGCGTCATAGGTCAGTTTTGTTATAGCTTGATCGCCTTCGAGCGTTATCTGCTTGTGGATACCGAAACCGTTTACACCCTCGTCTATGGTTACGCTAGATTCGAGTTCCATTTAAATGTCCTCAAGTGGTGAGACCTGAACCACACCAGCCACAGATTGCTGAATCGCTGCAACGTGAGTACACCCCATTGTGGCTATGATAAGAGGTGCTGTTGGTTGGACGACTGCATCGGTATCGACTGCCGTCTGAGCGCCTGTTCCGATTCTAACGCAAGCAGCAAAAGAAGCGGTTATTCTGATAAACTTAGGTACTGCGCCTGATGTATTAAGCGGAATTGCTGATCCGGCTGACACAGTACCGGTTGTGATATTAATGCCGGTTGCAAAGATCTGTAGCATAACGTCTCCTTTAAATTAGGAGGGGCATTACACCCCACCGGAGTTTAGCGGCCTCTAGCCGTTTAATTACGCGGTCAGATTTGCAATCTTAGCAATCGCTGTAGGCGCACGTACTGCCAAGCAACAATCTGCTGTAATCAAGACCTTGTCACTGTCGCCAGTTTTAGCTAGGTCAACGGTTTTAAATCCGTCAAGGAAAGCCAATTCCATGTAATCAGTGTTAAGCACATACGCTGTGGTAGCAGCAGCCAGTAAGTAATGAGGAACGACGGATATAGCTCCGAAGTCGCTCATGTATACTTCTGCACCGCCAACTACTACACCTTGTTGCTTGTTCTTCACTTCAAAGCGGTTCTGTGCAATCGAGGAGAAAGCAGAGAACAAGCCCTTATGGTTAGGAGAAACAACTAACATTTCAGCAAACTGGCCTGAAGTGGTGTAGATGTTTTGGCAAGCGGTATCTAACAGCGCCTTGGTGAAGGTACGATCAGTACCAGCAGTAACAGCATTAGTTGGAGCGCCAGAAGTCCATGCAGCAGTTGCACCTGCGCCGTTATGTAGCGGGTTTGAAACTGCTTGCACACCCAATCCGCCAGACTGACCGGCAACTGAGGTTGTGGCAGCGATAGCTACTTGAGTAGCAGACAACACCATAGCTTCGATGTTTCGTTTCAGCTCAAGCATTGCCTTGCCTTTAAGATAAGGCATTTCCAAAGTCCGGCCTGCTTTCTTCACAATGTTTGCGCGGCGAGATACTCCGATCGACTTATTGAAGATTTGCAAATGGTTACCAATACGAACGGTTGCCACTTGGGCATCTTGTGCAGCGTCGTCACCGTCGATCATCTTGTTAGATGCGGAAGCGGCGGCAAGGACATCAGTTTGCCATTCGTGGAAGTCTGTTACTGCGGTTACTCTGCCCATAGCTGAAGTTATTGGCGTTTCGCTAGGGGAAGTATTGAAGATTTTGTCAATCAGATCTTCGCGGTTTCCTTTAAGGGAAGCCTTCTGATATAGGTTGGTTGGGACAGTCATTTAATTCTCCTTTTACCGCAAGAATGCGGCTAAATCATTAAGTTTTGCCTTGCCTGACTTGAACTTAGCGTCCAATTCACGGTCACGGCGTTCGTTCGCGGGTTGTGCTTGTCGTGTTGGCATCGGAGGTGCTGCTTGCACTTTCTTGGTGACATCAGCCTTTTGAGCCTTGAGAGCGCGAAACGCAACAGCGTCTCTCATCACTTGAACCATGCGATAATCTAGAACAGTGGCTAGTTCCTCTTGCGAGTAGCCATAATTCTTGACCACACTACCGTAAATACTTTCCAGTTTTGGCTTGTCAATTCCCTCTTTTTGGAGAGCCGCCCAAGTTTCAGTGAAGAGTTGAGCCTTGCGGGCGTTATCTGCCTGACTTGCTTGATGCGCGGCCTTCTGCTTTTCACCATGAATAGAATCATCCAGTTGGTTCAAGTAGTTACCAATTTGTCGCTGCCTCTGGTTTTCTGCCACCCACGCAGCCGGATCAGTATTGGCAAGCTCTGCCATTTCCTGTTCAGACCGTAGACCCGCCATATTCACAATAGCTGACCGCGTTAGTTCGGCTTGTGATAAGTAATTTTGGCGAATCTCTTCGTGTTTTTGTGTTAAAAACTGTACCGCTTCATTCTCACGCGTAGCTAATGCCTGAGTCTTTTTGGTATAGTCTTTTTGGCGCATATATGACGATGCGATTTCTTCGTGAGTTGCCTCAACGGTTTCCTCAACACCATCCTCGCCTTTCACTTTAAAAGTGACTTTCTCGACGGGTGCAGGTTCGTCATCGGATTCCTCCGATTCGTCGCTGTCGTCGTTTGTAGGTTCGTCGGTTGTCTCGTCAGAGGCCAACGCTTCTACGGCTTCAACTTCATTTTCTTCTTCGGTTTCCTCTTCAGGATTNTCCAGAAATGAAGCTAGGTCATTCACATCNCCTGATTCGGGTGCTTGCGCTTGTCCGTCCATTATGATTGTTTCCTGTCAGAATCCCACCTCGTGGCACTAGATGGAATTGCGGCGCATCACTGCGTTCGCTAAAAAGCTAAGTGCCTAGCCATATGCTCATTATATCATATTCCTGATATTCTTCTAAGTATTTGACGCGGTTTTGATTCATCGCGCAATGTATTCATATCAATCTTATGCTTTGCGAGCTTTCCAGTTTCGACCATGCCGATCAGGATACTTTCAAATTTGTCGGTCATCTTTGCCAGTTGGAGCAGTAAGAGTTGGCCTTCCTTATCCCTGATAGGCGATTCCTTCCACTGGTCAACAACGGCCTGCTTTAGTCCAATCAGCGCCTCTTTAAAGGCCACATTGTCTAGCACTTGAGTAGCGTCAATGCCTCTTTGGTTCGTCTGTTGATCGTTCATTTTCTCTCCTTTTTCTTAAATTCTTCGTATACGGCTTCTGGGTCTAGTAGTCCGCCTGCACCTACACCAGCAAGAATATCTGCTTCGTGCTTACGGAATGGATCAAATGCGGCAAAGCGAGAGCGAACTTGAGATGGTTGGAATGGTATAACTACTTGGTGTCCAACATTACTTCCACCGCCTTTACCACCAGTATCAATAATCCCCTGATACCCCAGTTTTTTTAATTGCTCCGTTACTTTGTCTGGAATAGAAGTCCACACATAAGAATTGTTACTTTCAGATAAGTCCTTTTCTAATTCGTTTACCCATGTTTTAGGAGTCCATCTTGAGTTTTTATCCCATAGATCCGAGTTACTTAATTTTAGTCTCGTCCTGTCGTTTTCAAATGCCTTTTTTAATGCAGGGATAACCGAATTTCTTATTTCATCCGTATTACTTGTAACTAGAGGTTTATTTATCATCGCCTTTCCAAGAAACACCCCTTTAGCTTCCGTCCAAGGAGCGTTAGTTTGGCTAATTTCATGCGGATAACCTACTGTTTTATAAATATTAGCTAGATCGGATTGATCGTACATCCCCAGCATACCGCTTTCTCCATACGCCCTTCTTAGTGCGGTTAGTGGGTTTCCTTTAGCTGCATTTAATTCGTATTCAAAATGCCTAGGAGAGAATGGCATACCTTCTGATGTTGGATGGATAGTCCAAGGCCCTTCAGCCTCTTCTTTGTTTTGGTATCCAAGCCTACGAGATTTATCTAAAATATCCGCTTTTACTTTTGGTGATAAATGATACCAACTTTGTTCTACTGTATATGGATTTGTTCCCCTATAACCAAGTGATTTAGGAGATACCTGAAAGTAAGTCGCCATGTCTCGTCCTTCGTCAGCAGCCTGTCTACTAGTATCTTGTTTAGTCAGAGCATACCCATTCGCAACAGGTTGGCTATCTGTGCCGAATGGCATTGGCCCAGACGTAGCTCTTTTTGGATCAAGATTCTTTCCAGATAACAGCCTATCTAGTCTTTCTGTGCCATGTAAATAATCTACCGCGTTCATCGCTCCAGCCCTATCCATCGGCATATTATTAGCAGGTAATCCTAATCCGCCCTCGCTAATCGGTAGTGCTGCGTTGCGTTGGGCTATTTCGCTCCTAATTTCTCCGTCTGTCTTGGGGAATTTAGGAATATTGTTTGGCACTATTTCCATTCTAGGATCAATCACATTCTTACCCAGCAGGCCTGTGCCAGTCTCAATCTGCCTTGCGCCCTCTCTTAAAGCGGCCTTGCCTACATTCTTAGCCAGTGGCAGTCCTATCGCACCAAGTCCAGCAATATCTAATAGTCTTGGGTCTACCGTAGCCGTTTGTAACGATGCGCCTCGAATGGGTGACTTTCCATAACTGGCATCATCTAAAAGTCCTTGTGTGCCTTTCAAAGGCGTCAGGTCAGCAGCACTTAGACCACCGAGTAATGGTATACTTTCAGGCAGTTTGTAGCGATCTAGAAACTTATTTGCCGGATCCAGAAAGTCAGCTGCACCACCTAGCCATCTATTTCTTGGCGTGTTAGTGATCTCGCCCTGATAGGCTCTGTTACGCATCATTTCTTCTAGTGTAGTCATATCAGAATGGTATATTCAAGGTTGCCATGACTCTCTTATTCGGGCCATTCTCATTAGGTTCACGACTAAAGTTTAAACCATAACCTGTGCCTTTGTTTGTTCTGTAATTACCACCGAAACTAGTTATCATATTTTTTTTATAATTCGGGACATCTACACTATTCCCACCAATGCTGGCTGTAAAGTTGTCTGACAAAGGAATGTTTGCATTACCATGAAATACTCTTTCTCCAGCGCCATAATTGCCACCGCCAGTAATCTGGGTTTTACTCAATGACTGAAGAAGGCCTCGAATCCCTCCAGCATTTATCATATTGAGCCAATTTAACTCATCAGGGTTGCCAAGTAATCCGTTATTTGAGTTTTCCATAAGACTTACCCCATCATTAGCAACATTTCAACGTCTTCCTCATCTTGCATTTTCATAGCCAGAGCGTGAATCTCCATAACGCGATTATACTCTTCTTGAGCCAATAATGCAGGCAAATCAAAGTTAATGGAGAATCTCTGCATCATCTCGCCNAGCCAGTCCGTGTCAATGGTCTGCGCTGGCATNGTAACGGAAACAATGTGCTTCCTGAGTCGCTTACGTGCTAGTCTGGAAGTCTTTTTAGTTATTGCATCAAGTGCTAATGCTTCCTCTTTCGTGTAGGCGTTTGCGTCATCAACGCTGTCAAACATGAGCAACTTCTTGCCCTTGCGCATGTAATACTTACGGATCTCAACGTCTTGGCTGAACGTCTGTACGGCAGCAACAACGGCTGAAATAACGGCAACAGTTCCATGCGCTACGGTTGCAAATGAAAATGTGCCGAATGACATGTTTTACCCAGAGACAGTAGAAAACGGTAGTTCTGAGAATGAAGAAAATCCAAACATTATTCGTATAAAATATTAATCGAGCCAGCGTCAAATGTGTCTGTGCCGTTTACTGTAGTAATGCGTACTCTGTCTAGGACACCTGCTAATGCAATTAATCCACCACCAACTTGTGATCTAGTATCATTAGAATAACCAAACATTTGTGTCGATACCCAATTATTACCAGATATATTAAACAACATAAAACAACCATATCGTACTGAAGCGGCAGTTGCAGCATCAAATATTTGAAAACCAGCACTATTATTTTGTGTGCCGACAGTAGTTACTATACCTGACGTTGAACCAAGATACCCAGTAATTACTATACCACCCGATGTTCCTAATTGTAATTGAACGAATGAAGTCCCACTTGTACTCACGCCATTAAACATCACCGTTATTCTTTTTACCCAGCTAGGTATACTTGTAAAATTAATACTCGTTCCTGATGTACTAGCTTGTG